TTATTATTTCTAGTGGAAATGATACAACCAGACCAGCCGACACCTACACATCAACAGCTAAAACAGTGTTTGATCGTGATGGTGGTAATAAGGAAGCTTTCTGGAATTTTAAATCTAATACAATGTTTGGTATAATTAACTTTAATTCAATAGCTGCTGCTAAACCATATGGAAGACTTCTTCAGTTTAGTTATACAGGAGGATATACTCAAAATATACAGTTTAGTAATAATGATATTCAATTTAAACATAGACTAAATAATGTAGATAATAATAGATCATTAGCTCATGGTTTTACTGATGGAGATGTTGGTAAACTTGCAATGGCTTACCAATTAAATGACCAGAAAGCTATAATAAATGGTCAGTTAACTAATGCAGATACATCAGTAGCTATCCATACTAATTCGCAACTTCCGACATCATTTGACGTTGGCTATCGTGGAGATACTGGAACTAGCCATATTAATAACTCTATTTCTAGAATTACCCATTGGAAAACACGTCTACCAGACGCATCACTTATAAACATAACAACATAACTATGGCAGAAGAAGCTAAAAAGGAAGAGGAACTCGAAGCACCAGCTCCAGTTCCTGGACCTTTCTTTAAATGGTCAAGCGAAAAGACTTGGATCACAGCAGCTAAAAAAGCTGGCTTTTACACGACTGTTACTGAAACAGACGAAGAAGGGAAAGAAACAACTAAAGAGGTATTACAAGCTTATACACACGACCATGCTATTGATGTAGTTGGTACATTGTATGAAGGTGGTAAATGGGATGAAGAGGGTAAAGAAATAGAAGCTCCAACTAAATTAGCTGGATGGCATGTTAACTACTTAGGACCACTTCCAGATGGTTGGGACAAGAAGGAAGTTACACCTAAAACACCTCAAAGAATATTTGCATAAATATGGGAGAGCAATTAGTTCTCCCTACACCCACTTTACCTAAAGCTGTTGATATACCTAGAGTCACTTTAGATATACCTACAGCAGATGTACCTTATTACAAACCATTGGTTATTCCTCCTAGTGATTTAGAACCACCAACTGGAATAAAAGCTGAATCTACGGATGAAGCACCAACAGGTATAAGAGAAGTAAAGATACCAATAATAAATAAGAAAGTACCTTTACCAGAAAACGAAATATTAATTACTGCATCTACCACAGCAGTAGTTTCTGTAGCAGCCACCCTTACAGCTACGGCAGCCTTTAAATGGGTTGTGACAGCAATGAAACCAATATTAAAAACGGCATGGAAAAAGTTACACCAGAAGAAAAAAAAGGTTTCCTAAAAAAGCTCAAAGAAAATGTTGATGACCATGAAGAACAGATGGCAGTACTTGGTGCAGCCGTTCGTTTAGGGGTTGTTATCTGGAGTGGATTTATTATCACTCTTAATTATGTTGAGCTGCCTATGGTCAAGAAGTCAGGTACTTCAGCCGATATCACGTTCGTAGCTTCGATTTTTACGGGGGCACTTGCAACTTTTGGACTGTCCACGGGAAATGGTAAGAAAAACGGAAACGGTAACACAGAAACAAAACCAAAGACATGAAGAAATGGATTCTTCTCTTAGCACTGTTGTCACCCGCAGTAGCGAGAGCAAACACAATAACTCCTCAGTTTACACAAGGGAGTATGACCTCAACGACAACAACTACCCAAACAATTTCAGAAACAATAAACCAAGAAGTATATGGAGCCGAGGTAAAAACTTGGTCAGGAACAAATATAACTGCATCAGGAGATATTGCAGATACTGCTACAACCTTCAGTTTGACAACAGCTGGAGCAGACTTTCAGTTAGAGATAACAGAAAGAGCAGCAGGACTAATCGAAACTATCGACACCGTTCGCACTATCGATACAGACTCCACTACTACTTCTTACTCAGTATTCTCTCAATAACTCCAGCTTACGCTGATACAGATCCAGAGACCAATAATGTCAGTAATCCAGTAGCTGCTGCAACAGGTAATGTTACGAATCAGGCTGTGCAATTCCAGAACAATGGAGCACCTAGTCGTCAACAATACGGTCCAAGCATCAGCTGCAACGGATCTACTATGACCTTCTCTCCGTTTTATATGGGCAACCATACCAAACCGTGGGAGATAGATGAAGAAATTGGAATGAATCCATCTAGCTACACGTTAGCTGAGAACTGGGGATTCCAAGTTAACTTTATGGTTCCTCTGGATAAGCGTGGCTTAGAGCAATGCAGAAGAATAGCTGCAAGACAAGAGGAAAAAATGAAGCTCGACTATGAGCTTACAAGGGCAACTCGATGTGCGTCCTTACAAAAATCAGGGTTTACCCTGCTACCTGGAACTCGTGTATATCACATGTGTTCTGATGTAGTACCAATCAAATCATTAGTAAAAAAAGAAAATGTTAGCAATCCTAAAACCACTCGTTTTAACTGGTTTAAAAAGCCCTAAATTTAAGGTTTTTGTAGTTTCACTACTTGAAAAACTAGTTGAACAGACTGATAACGAACTAGACGATAGAGCATTACAGATCGTCAAAAAAGGTTTGGATATTGAATAATGGCAGCCAATAATATCTTAAAGATAAAAACCGTACGAGGTGTTCCTAAATATCTTTATAACTTAGACAAAGAAAGATACGAAGATAAGTACAGACAAATTTTAAAAATAGAAAAAGCCAAAAAGAAAAAGAAAACCAAAAGAAAGACAGCATGAAAAAAGCAACTGAAGAACAGTTCAATGAACTACATCAGTTGGTCACACAAGAATTTTTAGACAGAGTTAAAAGTGGCGAAGCTACTACTCAAGATTTAAAAGCAGCCTGTGATTGGCTGAAAATAAACGATATTAGTGGCGTTGCATTTGATGGCAACCCGTTACAGAAGCTGGCAAAAGTATTACCAGAAGTAGATCCAGAACTCGTAACAAAGAGGCTATATGGCAAGCGACTCTAAGAAATACTACGATGCTAACCCTTCAGCAAAAGCTAAGAAGAATAAGTATCAATCTAAATACAACAAAACAAGAAAAGCAAAATTATTGATAGCTCGTGCTCAAAGGTTAAGACGCAAGCTTGGTCTAAAAGTTGGTGATAAACGAGATGCATCACATGACAACAAGAATCCTAAAAGCAATAGCGGAAGAGCACAGCTTCGGTCTAAAAACAGAAATCGATACGCATGACCCCTTTACTACCTAGCCCACAACATTACTTACAAAATCTAATAACCATGACAAGTCCTGACGCTAAAAAGCTCTGGAGAAGAGCTATCAAACAGCACTTCAATTGTACATGTGTTTATTGCGGAGAATCTTATGAAGAACATGAACTTACACTCGATCACGTCACGCCTCGTTGTAGAGGTGGCGAAGATCTTACAACGAATGTTGTACCCGCCTGTCAGAAATGTAACCAAGGTAAAGGTAGCAGTCATTGGCTCGGATGGTGTCGAGAGACATTTGGATGCCGACCTAATAGAGAACAAATGATAAGCGATCATATCGCTGCATAACTTATCCACTCAAGAATATATAACCGCCCCGTAAGGGGCTTTTTTTATGGAAGAATTTGTCCCGTCACAAGGTCAATACAATATTACTAGTAATCAAAAAGGGGCGTTAGAAGAGCAACTTAGACAAAAACTGGTTATAAATAAAAACTCCAAAAAAGGTATTGTGCATAAAACCATAATTGATGGTGAAGAGTACTTTATGAAAAATGGAGGTAATAAAGAAAATCCAGTTTGGTACTTAAAAAATAAAGGTTTAAAAAAAGAGGAAATTGCTAGACGTGAAGCAGCAATGAATTATGCTGACCCAACGACAGAAGCAAAACGTAAACAAACTAAATTTCTTGGTAAGCCTAACGCTAATCCAGCATTTGCTGATGAAGCTTATATGATTAATGTGCCTACTTATGAAGAGCATTCAACAGCTGCTCAAAGTGGAGTTAAAATGCCTGAAGGTATAGGTACAGATGATTTAGAAAATGTAAATGTACGAGTTGACCGCGAATTTGATTATCAAAAAGTCAAAAGTGCAAAAGATGACTTTGAAGATTTAACAAAACGAAACGGCAATCCTTGGCACGCTTTTCATAATGAAAAAACTGATGAGCTGCAAATAGTCAACATGGAAGAGTGGAGACAAAAAGGAGATGGAGAATTTGTAGATATATTTGAAGATGGTGTAACCCTAAACAAATATGAGGTTACTTCTTGGAAAAATGCACTTAGAACAGGCAAGCTTGGTAATTTTCCAGTAAGGAAAGCTGCTTATCTACTAAAAGAACTAAATAAAAATCCAGGAATAAAGCTATTAAAAGGTACTGCCCTTGTTGGCATACCAGCTTTACTAGATGCCGTAGTAGCTGCCGATGGATTTGCACAGTTAGAGCAAGAAGAGATAACAAAGAGAGAAAAACTATTAGCTGAATTACAAGCTATTTCTGGTGTTTCCGGTCTAGCTTCTTTAACTCCAGCTGCTCCAGTAGCAATCCCTACGTCTATTGCAACAGGGGCTCTACATACTTTGGCTACAACCGTTGACGCACAGAAAATTAAGAAACAACGAGAGCAAATGTTGTCTTTAGGTATTGAACAACTACCAAATGGTCAGTTATTAGACAGTGCACAAAACGTAGTTCAATATGACTATGAAAAGGGACAGATAATAACTCCTCAACTAGGTCAGGGACCCGTCAAGAAGCTCACCAGACGTGGCTCTAAATAATTTGTACACATTCGTATATGACAGACGTTTTAACAGCCTTACAGGGCGATTTCAAGCTGTTTCTGCAAGCTTTGTGGGATCAGCTTGATTTACCCTCTCCAACAAGAGCACAATATGCCATTGCTGACTACTTACAATCCGGACCTAAGCGATTACAGATCCAAGCGTTCCGTGGTGTAGGTAAAAGCTGGATTACTGGTGCTTTTGTTCTATGGACATTATTTAATGATCCAGAAAAGAAAATAATGATAATTTCTGCTTCTAAGGAAAGAGCAGACAACATGAGTATCTTTTTACAGAAACTAATTATCGAAACACCGTGGCTTAAGCATCTACAACCTAAATCAGACGATAGTAGATGGTCACGTATTTCCTTTGATGTAAACTGCTCTCCTCACCAAGCACCATCCGTTAAATCAGTCGGTATAACTGGACAGTTAACTGGTAGTAGAGCTGACTTGATGATTCTGGACGATATAGAAGTTCCAGGAAATAGTATGACGGAGTTAATGCGTGAAAAGCTACTTCAACTCTGCACTGAAGCAGAATCAATCCTTACGCCGAAAGACGATAGCCGTATTATGTATCTCGGGACTCCTCAGACTACTTTTACTGTTTATCGTAAGTTGGCAGAGCGGTCTTATAGACCATTTGTCTGGCCGAGTAGATACCCAAAAAATAGTGCCCAGTACGAAGGATTAATAGCACCTCAATTACAAGAAGACATAGATAATGGAGCTCAACCATGGGAACCAACAGACCCTGACAGGTTTGATAACGAAGATTTACAGGAAAGAGAAGCATCCATGGGTAGAAGCAACTATATGCTTCAGTTCATGCTTGATACGTCCCTTAGTGACGCTGAAAAGTTCCCTCTTAAATGCGCTGACCTTGTTATTACTTCTGTTAACCCTACTAAAGCACCCGACAACATCATATGGTGTTCAGATCCAAAGAATGTCCTTAAAGATCTACCCGCCGTGGGACTTCCAGGAGACTACTTCTATTCACCTATGCAATTGCAGGGAGAATGGACTGAATATTCAGAGACCATATGTGCTGTTGATCCCTCCGGACGAGGAAGTGATGAAACGGCAGCTTGTTATCTATCCCAGAAAAACGGGCTTATCTACTTGCATGAAATGCGAGCCTACAGAGATGGGTATTCAGATAGTACCCTGCTCGACATACTAAAAGGTTGTAAGAAGTACAACGTATCAACACTAGTAGTAGAAACAAACTTTGGAGATGGAATAGTCAGTGAACTTTTTAAAAAACACCTACAACAAACAAAACAAAACATCTTTGTTGATGAAATACGTGCAAATGTTCGGAAAGAAGACAGAATCATTGACTCGCTTGAACCTGTTCTTAACCAGCATCGTCTTATTGTTGACCGTGGGGTTGTTGAGTGGGATTACAGCTCGAACAAAGACTGTCCACCTGAAAGTAGGCTCCTCTATATGCTCTTTTACCAGATGAGTAGAATGTGTCGGATGAAGTTTGCCGTTAAACATGACGACAGACTTGACTGTCTGGCAATGGGAGTTAAATACTTTACAGATGCTTTATCTATATCAGCACAAGAACAGATCAACCTACGTAAACAAGAAGAATGGAATGACATCCTAGAAGGGTTCCTAGATGACCCTCAAGCCAGTGCTAATCATTTAGTAATGGGAATGGACGTTAAACAGAGACAACAAGCAAGAGGTTTAGACGGTAAAAGCTCAGTCCCTACCTGGACTTAAGGGGTACCCTTATGTGTACAGGGGAAGGGTGGACCTCTGTAATCGGGACCTTCGGGTCCCTTTTAATAGACATCCGTGAATGATGTCACTTTAAAACACATACTCCCACCTACCTTTAACCACTCAATCAGTAATAACACTATATATGCCTAGACTTAAGTTAGAGAGATTTAGAAAGATATACAAGAGTCTAAAGACTCCTTGGAAACCACTCAACTGGATAATACTTGGTTACTTGATTGGCATAGAACAGAGATATATAGATATTGTCTCTAAACAAACTGTAGATACTGCAATTAAAGACTACCTAGCTGAAGTAGAAGAACCACCCTCTGTATTTAACGCAAAGGTAGAAGAGACAGAGGATGGTGGTTGGACTATTGGCTACTATCCGGAGAAGAAAGATGACTAATGTTGGATTGGAAATTATATTCTGGACTGTTTTAACCCTATATTTACTCACCCGAATAGGACTATTTAAATGAAGATATTTCTGGATACAGCTATCACTACTGATGTACAAGATAGACTGAAAACCGAAATAATAGATGGTGTAACAACCAACCCCACTCTTATTAAAAAGAGTAATGAAGACCCTGATGTGGTCTATAAAGAATTGTATGACATGCGTGTTAAGGATCTCTCCATTGAAGTAAGAGGAGAAACTGCACAAGAGCTATGTGCTAACGGAATACTGTATGGTAGGAAGTTTGGAGATGTAGCAACTATTAAATTGCCTTGTACTGTTGAAGGTATAAAGGCGTGTAAAAAATTGTCGATACTAGGTCATAAAACTAATATGACTTTAGTGTTCAGTGTTAGCCAAGCTTTGTTATGTGCTAAAGCTGGTGCAACTTATGTGTCTCCTTTTGTAGGGAGATTAGATCAGATAGGAGAAGATGGTATACGTTTGATTAGTGATATAGCTAAAGCTTTCTGTATACATAATATAGATACACAGATCTTAGCTGCTTCAATACGCTCTCCAAAACAAGCAGAAGATGCTTACCTGGCAGGAGCTCATATATGTACATTGCCTGTAAAGGTATTTGATTTAATGTTCCGTCATCATTTAACAGATGAGGGTCTTAAGCAGTTCGCCTTAGATTTTGGCAAAAATCTCTGAAGGCATATATATACTACGGCGCGCTCAGGTCGCACCCCTTGGGGGTAGTCGAATTTTCCAAGGGAAAACAACGCGCGCTAGATTCATTATCCAGCGGCAGCCCAGTGATACCAAGGGATTTGCACGCATTGCACGTGATTTAGCCTCGCGCGCGATCAATTAACGCGCCCGCACACGCGATCAATCAACGCAGGCGCGGGTTAGGCGCGCGGATTATATATTCTCATCCCTAACCAGCGATCTGTCGCGTAACACTTTGTAACAAATCTAACATGCACTGACATACCACGAGTTAGGGCAAAAATACAATTTCTACACAATTTCTTAACATTCGCTGAGATCCCAGTCCACTCCTGGAGTTTCGCCGATTTCACCAAACAATTTGATTTTGAACTATCCACTCAGGGACAAATCATGGTAAAATGGTGAAGTAGAGCAAGTTTGTTTTACGTTTAATTTAACTATCTCTCCCTTTAGGGTGAGAGAGATAGATTAAACTAAACTACAAACTACTCTCAAGACATAACAA